AATCAGGATCTAGGTTCTTTTGATGACAGCCCAAGAGGTAATCTTGAAATATGGATACCACCGGATTGGAAAGACAATTATATTATCGGGGCAGATGTAGCACTGGGTGTGAAACAAGACTATAGTACAGCAGTAGTTTTAAACACCCAAGGACATATATGTGCTATGTACCGAGATAACACAGTAGATCCTACTTTATACGGAGAACATTTGTTTTACCTAGGGCGTTATTTTAATAACTCCCTGTTAGCAGTAGAATCTAACAGTATGGGGGTTGCTACACTTCAACGCCTTAAACAAATGAATTATGTTAATATGTATTACGAAACGAAAGCTGCAAGATTAAGTTCTGAAGAAGGTCAAACACCGGGATTCAGAATGACTCATGGCAGTAAGCCTAGGGTTATAGGTCAGCTTAAAAACGCAGTTGAAGAAGAAGACATATGGATTCCTTCTAAGACTATTTTATCTGAAATGAAGACTTATATATCTACAGCATCAGGTAAAACAGAAGCAATACAAGGACGCAACGATGATACTGTCATGGCCCTTGCAATTGCATGGGAAGCGTATCGTACTAATATTGACAAGTTATCTAATAACAAAGTTGATTGGAGACAAAAGAACTTTGTTAACCGTAACAATGAGGAATGGATTTAATGCCTAAGACAAGTAAACAAATAGAAGAAATTAGACAAAGGATGATGAAAGATCCTCGTCAGGCTAACTTTGCTCAACATATGATTAACCCCGATACTCCTGAAGGTCAAGAAAAAATTAAAAATTTTCAGGCAGCGGGAGTTAAAGCTTCTGCAGAGGCACGTAGATTAAAGAAAGAAAGAGATATTAGAATCAAAGAGAAAGCAGCAGAGATGGCTGAAACTTTGGAAGCAATCAATTCGGTTGCACAAGATCCTCTGGACATAATGAAGTTGCTTATGCATGAAGCAATGGAAGATGGTGATAGAGAAGAAGCCTTTAAAATTGCTAAAGAGCTAGGTGAATACAAAGCACCTAAGAAGACAAGAGTTGAATCTATTACCGCAGAAAAGTCTAGTGCAGATCTGAGTGTAGAAGAACTTGAAGAATTAGCTCAACTCAAAAAAGATTTAGGAGGATAAGAATGTCTATATACAGACCCTCAAAGGGTGTAAAACAAAAGAATGGTAAAGTATGGGATCCTACTCTTAAATCTAAAAATTCGGTTACTACTGCTAGAGCCAATGAGGCTCCAGTAAAAGAACCAGAACTTGTCCGTGCTCACCGTGAAGAATGGCGGAAAGAGGGGAAAGACGGACTACACAGCTGAACCTCATGCTGTTCTTAAGGTCCCGGGGTACCTTTGGTTCATAAACCCCGAACAAAATTTTATACCCATGTGGGTTTGATTGATAGGAGGCCTATATGGGCGATTATATGACAGGTTATCGAGAGAAGGTAACTGACGAGCAGCTGATAAGTTTGGTTTCTACAGGAGTAGCTAATTCGGTTGGTGACTTTTTAAACTCTTCTGAACTATCAAATGATAGACTACAGTCTACTTATGAATACGCAGGACTTCCTGCTGGCCACCTAAGCCCTAATGGTGTGTCTAAAATTGTATCTTCAGATACTACAGAAACTATTGAGGCGTATCTTGCAATTATTTCAGAACTTATGTTTAACAATAACAGGCTGGCAAAATTTAAATCTTGGTCAGCCTCACCATCCGCTATCGCTGCAGCTAACGATGCTTCTGACCTGGTAAATTACACTATCTTTAAGAAAAATAACGGGTGGGAATTACTCAATACGTGGGTTAAGTCTGCATTGTTGTGGAAAAACTCTGTTATTCGTTGGGATTTTGTAGAGGACAAGTCTACTAAATTTGAAGAGTATGAATCTCTTACAGAAGAAGCACTTGATCTTAAGTTAGCAGACAAGGATGTAGAAGTAGTAGGCGAGTTAAATTTTAACCCTGCTACAAATAACTATGAAGATGTGCGGCTTAAGAGAACTTCCGACATGTCTCGTGTTAATATTGAGAATGTACCACCAGAAAACTTTCTGATTTCACGGGATGCAAGTAGTATTGAGACAGCAAACTTTGTAGGTATTCAGGTAGAAATGTCTCGTTCGGATATTCGTAAAATGTATCCTGATATTGCAGAAGGTCTTGAAGACTGGTCTGCGTTACCTACTACTTCTGAAGACCATACTGTTTACTCGCATGATGTTGCAGTACGTAAACGTGTTACCGGGCAGTCTTACTGGCAGGGAATGAATGACTCTGATGATGCACTTGAAGCCAACCGTAATGTGGCGGTAACTGAGTGCTGGATGGAAGTAGACCGAGACGGCGATGGTATTGCTGAGCTTAAACACTTTATTGTAGCAGGGGATATAATCCTGCACGAAGAAGACTGTAGTTATGTGCCTCTTGCATCACTAAGCCCTTTTGAAATTCCTTACGAATTCTTTGGGCTATCTGTAGCAGACATGACTAGATCTACTACGCTCACTTCTACTGCTATTCTGCGGGGCTTTGTAGAGAATACCTATCTTACTAACTATTCTCCTAAGCTGGCAGACCCTAACGTAGTAGACTTTTCAGCACTACAAAACCTAAGACCTAAGCAAATTATTCCTACAAACGGTAATCCGCAGGGAGCAGTTTCAGACTTGCCGCCCAGCCCCATTAGTGCAGGCACAGTACCTTTGCTGCAACACTTGCAGGTTCACAAAGAACAAGCAACAGGAATGTCAAAAGCGGCGCAAGGGCTTAATGACGAGCTATACGTTTCAGGTAACAGTGAAATGAAGTTAAGTCAGGTGATGAATGCCAGTCAAAAACGTATTCAACACATTGCTCGTAAGTTTGCAGAAGGCGGATTTAAACGTTTATGTGACGGTGTATTTAAAGCTATACGTGATAACATGGATGAAATCACCATCATGTCTGATCGTAGAGGAGAAATCCTTAACGTAGATTTAAAAAACCTACCAGAATGTATTGAGCTTGAAGTTGATGTTAACTTGGGTGAGAACTCTAATGCCAACAAAAGGGACAAGTTAATGCTGGTTGCCTCCCAATTAGTTCCTATGCTTAAGGAAGCAGGAGCAGGAAGTATGATTAAACCAGATGCTATTGCAACAATTGCTTTTGATCTTCTTAATACTCTAGACTTGAGACCGGAGAACTATTTGCGCGATCATACTACAAAAGAGTTTATTAAAGAAGCAGAACAATTACAGAAAACCTCAGCCGAACAAGAGGCTAAGATTAAAGAGATTAATAACCGTGTTGAAGAATCTAAAGCTAAACAAGCAGAAGCTAACTCTGTTTATACTAAAGTTCAAGCAGATAATTCGCTTCAAGATAACATTAGGCAAACAGCTATTGCGCTTGATCGTCACAATCAAGAATGGGCTCGCCTTAAAACTGCCGCTATTAAAGCGGAAGTTCCTCCTGAGCATTTACCAACTCCGGGAGATATGGACGAAATCATGATGAAAGCTGCTGAGATAGTTAAATCTATTGAAGCTGCCCCATCAGGTAATGATAACCAATCACTAGATGAAATGGTTAAGAAAATGGGAATTGATCCTGCTCAAGCAGCTCAAATCCTACAACAAGCTATCGGAGGAGGTGGGCAGTAGCCCCCTCTTCTACCGCACCTCTACCCGAAAGGATGATGTGCTTATAAGGTAAATTATGGAAAAGTACAGAGAATCAGGTGAGAAGAGGATGACTAAGAAGGTGCATCCTGATCGTTTATCACAAATTGCACTACAAGAAGCAGAGTTTGCTGCACACACTCGTAATAGCTTCTTTGATTCAGCCTACGGAGATATCTTAGTAGATTTCTTTATTGAGTGGCTGAAAACAGAACCTCACGAAAGTAAAAGTCGAGAGCACTTATATGCTTGTTCTATGGCGCTTGGAAGCGTTAAAGAAAAGTTAATTAGTATCGAGACTAAAGGACGTAATATTCCTATTATGGAAACGCTGGGTGAGGGCGAAAACAATGATTAGAAGCAGTAGAGAATCAATAGATAAAGTAGTGAG